CGCTTTTTTATCTGAACCTGAAACTCCTGAACTTGATTTAGATTTACCAAACTTACAATTTTGGAACTGCTTGGATTATAATGTTGTTGCCATACATAAAGAGTTTATAGCAAGTATGGATTTTGAAGTCTTAACAAGAGATTTTGGAATTGTAAAAGGAACGTACATTTGTACGTTAGATAATTATCATAATAATCCTGATGTTGTTGATTGCAGCACAAGCGAAAACCCTGAAGAACACAAATCTTTTAATTTATTAAAACTTGATAATAAACAATTTTGTTTATATCCAAATAATAGAATGAGAGTTTACGATAATAGCCTGACTCCTGAAACTCCCCTGAAACCAGATTTTAAAGTTAGCACAATAGAGTACCAGGTCGAGAACGGTAATCACACAAGACTAGGAGATTCTGACGAATACTTTTGGAAAACTAAAAAAGAAAAATAATTTTTTTTGTTGACATAGTCGTATTGGTTACATATATAAATTATAAAGGTCTATCGTAAGGAGGTAATTATGGCAGTGCATTTTGTAGGATTTAGAGGATACGAATACATCTCTGCCATAAGAGTTTGGGGTGTTCCCGATTTCATTCATCCTATTCACGATAAAAGAGCATACGTTGAAATCGATAAAGAAAATGACATTATTATTTTTGCTAATAAAGAAAAAGAAGATGTAATTGGAAAATATCGTAGAGAATATGCTGATATGAAACAAGGAGGATAAAATGGTTACATTAAATAGATTAGTAGACATGTATATCCGTTGGGGAAACAAGCAAAAGTTATCCCCATTGGGTTCTGCTACAGAAGAATTATTTAACAATAATCTTTCAACCGAACAATTTAATTGGTTAATGAAATTTGTGACGGTTTGGGATTATGCAGAAAACAAGGAGCATGACAAATGGAAAAGCCATTACTCGCAAGTGAATTAATATCCGCTCTTGGAGATGCTAAAAAGCATATACTTGGTTGGCAAGGTGGTAAATATGCAGAGGGCATGAGACGTAATGTGCAGACTGAAATTGTTACGTCTCAAAAATTTGTGTTAAGCAAAAGTCTTATTGAACATGCGGTACATGCAAGCATGGCAAAACCCGAAATACTTTTTAATATGTTGGAGCGAGGTATTCCCCCATTTAATTCTTTATGGATTGAGTGGGATGAAACCTACAGACAACAGTATTTAAAAAAAGTGCATAATTCTAATAACAAAGAATATGATTTAGATGAAAAAATTATGCCCGTTGGCTATCATATACATAAACATAATGATGATTTTATTTATTCTTTATACACAAAGTATGAAGCTGATAATAAGAAATATATGGTATCGCCCAATATAGGATTTACTATTGATAATGAAAAAGGGTTTGATCGATTTTCGGGTACTCAAGCCCATGAAGAACCTATGTCTGAAGATGATTGGTCAAAGGCATCATGGCAATCAACATCTGCCTATCTTGGCGGTTGGTACGTTCAAGATTATATGAATAATGGAACTAAAAAAGATAAATACTATTTAGACCTTATTCGACAACGTATTACAACAACCCAAACTGCATCAATGCACTGGTCAATTCCACAAAATAAATTTGAGCATGGTTGGTCTCCAAATGATATGAGAAACTATATGGAAGTGTCTTATAATGTTATGGAGGGAGATGCTAGGTTTCTTATCGCATTGCTTGGCTTGTTAAACTACGATTTAATCTCTACAGAGACGGTAATACCACCAAGAGAGATAGATCATATATCATTTGGTCGTAAGTCGCCTAAGAACGAATATAAGATCGTTACAATAAACCTGCCAAAGCCTAGAGGTAAGAAAGTTTATGCCCGTATGTTTACGGGTCAAGGATCGCCAAAGCGAGAGCATTGGAGACGAGGTCATTGGAGAGTGCTTAAAAATAAAGAAAATAAAATATTAAAAAGAGTTTGGATTGAGCAGATGAAATGCGGAAATGCAGAGCTGGGCAAGATTACACATGATTATGTATTAAATAAAAAAGATGCTTGACATGGTATTGAATGCCATTATAACTATAAAGGACTATCTTAACTAGCAAGGAAGGAAAGTAAAATGGGCGAATATGAATGCACAATATGTGCGGAAATGTTTCACTTAGACGAACCTGCGGAGGGTTTAGAAGAGTGTGATAAATGTATCGAACAGTATAAAAGGGATCAAGAAAATGAATAGTCCAATAGACGTAAAGAGAAGAGGTTATTTAAACTTCTTCAAAGATGGTGTTTCTGATGCTCTTTTAAACGGTACTGTAGATGATGTTAAAAATTCATCTGCTTATTATAAAAAAGGTTACGAGTTTGGTTTAACAATGTATTCAAAAATGGAGATCAAAGATGAGTAGATTATCTGATAAGTTGCTTGAAGTGGAATTGTTCGTAGGCGAGCAGTTAGCTGACTACACAAATGAGCAAGTGCTAAAGAAAGTAAAAATCAAATTTGGTTTTGATATGTATGTCGATCATGCAACAGATTTGCTACATGAATTTCAACAAGAAGTGAATTTAGAAAGGGTGCAATCATGGTAAAAAGAATTGATATGGCATTGCACATACAAGAGTTGTGTGCAGTCGAAAAAATAACTGTAAGCTATCAATCGCTTGCAGAATCTATTCCTCGATATTCCGCTATTCCGTCTAGGCGACATATAACCATTAGACCGACTAAAAACACGGGCTATTATGTGTCGGCCCTGCACGAAATCGGGCATATACTTGGAGACAATCAATCTCGTAATAACACGACAAAGGAGAAAGAAATTGGAGCATGGATTTGGGCAATGTTATCTGCGATTGTGTGGACTGAAACTGCGGATCGTGTCATGGCTAAAGCCTTACGGTCTTATGGTGTTGAGCAAGCTGAAATCGAGGAAATCCAAGTCATGTGGAATCCATGTCATAGAGACGAGGAGAGAGACGTTGCTTAATAGTAAATATCTTGTCCTACATATAAATGGAGCTACCCCTAAGAGGGGTGGCTTTATCCGTAGAATTGTTCGGTTTATTGGCTGGGGAAGCTAATGGCTAAACGGGAAAAAATTCATAGCACAAGTCGAGGTTGGGAAAAATCTCTTAAAAAATCTGCAAAGGTTAAAGAACGCCAGCACGAAAAGCGAAGAATTGTTCGGGAAATTAAGGAGGAAAAATAATGATAGAGATGTTAGTTGCCATATGTATCGTATGGTCAGTAGGTAATCGGCATGACGGAGGCGAACAAAAGTGTATGTTTCATAAGAGCCAAGTCGAATACGTCAATATGCGTCAATGTAAAGACGACATTAAAAAAAGCGAACAATTAGTAATTGGAGCTATATTTGACTATTATGGTGACGAGCCAATAGATCACATGGTCAAAGCATCATGTTTTAATGGAGCTTAATATGAGAAAACTGCCAAAAGAAAAGTTTGTTATCCATTGTAAGGAAACAAAGTATTATGTGGTTGATATAGAAGCTGACAACTATGATGAAGCCGTTAAGAAGTGGCAAATCATAGCTAAAAGGAGAGATTACACCACCATACACAAAGAAATGAAAACGATAAGTGTGAGCCAGGAGGTTTAAAATGAAAAAACCGAAGAATTGTTCGATGTGTAAAGAAAAAATTGTCGCTGGTATGGAACTGCATATGAATAACCGAACAATTTGTCTTGGCTGCGCTGTCGAGAAAGGAATCGCACAACAACTGCATACACCAATTAATCATATGCTTGACTGCGAATATGATATAAGTTCCTGTGCCGAATGTTTCTTAAATCATAGAGATATGATGACCCATTTAGGCTATATATGCACGGAGTTAGGCACGTTCTATAAACGAACAAATGACCCCAAAATTGTGGTGCTTTATGAGTGATTTACTTACCAACTTACCAACATACACGGGAAGTAGATTTGTTCGGTAAGTGCTAAGTCATTGAAATTGTTCGGTTTTTGGAAGCAACTTACGGAGGTTACTTCTTACTACGGTAAGTTAATTTTAGGTTGTAAGTCATTGATTTTGCTCCTACTTTTTTACTTACCGAACTTCCCCCCTAAAGGGGGTATAAGAGGGTGGTAAGTAAACCACCCATCTTACCCCTAGTAAACTAGTAATGAAATGGAGATAAAACAAGATGCCAAAAGTAGCGGAGAACTTAACGAAGGAACAACGATTAGCTGGTTGGAAAAGACTGACTGATAAACAACAAGATTTTTTGAACAACTTTATGCACAAGGATATGACGCAGACCGCATCAGCGAGATCAGCGGGGTATTCTAATCCTGGCGTTGACGCAGTAAGGTTGTTGCGTAATCCTGTCGTGCAAGAGCGTTATCAAGAAATGCGTGACGAGGCGAGAACGAAGTTTGGAGTCACTATCGATAAGTCGGTTCGGGATTTACTCAAGATGCGTAACGAAGCATGGGAATCGGGGAAATTTGGGGAGGCAATTAGAGCGGAAGAACTGCGATTAAAGGCTACGGGATTACTGGTTAATAAAGCTCATGTGCTACATGAACGCACAGACAGTCTGACAAGGGAAGAAATACTGGCAAAACTACAGGAATTCCAAGACATAGCCCAGAAACGCATGAAAATAGCCACAAAGACCCATAAAGAACCAGATGTGATAGAGCAAACTAGCGTGAAACCCATAAAATAGCGTAATTACTTAGACGTGTTGCTCTAACGGAGAGCGAGGAATTGTTCGGGATCGGGGATTTCAGGGGGGATCGGGGCGTAATCGAGGAATTGTTCGGTTTCAGGGCGTAATCCTCCTGTGAATCGGATCGGGATCGGGATCGGGCTGTGATCGGGGTCAGGATACCGTATAATTGTTCGGGGCTGGTCAGGAGGTTCTCCGTCCAGCTCTGAGATCGTACAATTGTTCCACCTGTGACTCTGCTGACCATAGCCGTACAATTGTTCGAGGCGTTACGGCTGGTGCAGTTGTAAAACTTTTTATGTCATATGATATATTTTTTTATTTTTTTTTAATTTAGTTGTTGACAAGTGTGCAATCATTGCTATACTGATATTAATTAAACAGCCAACGGAGAAAAAAAATGATAGTACAAACAGTAAATGAAAACCAATTTATAGACGCTTTTAGAACTTGGGATACTTATAAAGATAATTTTTCTTATGAAGGGTTAACAGCTTTATATGAACACTTAGAAGAGGTTAGTGACAACATGGATAGCAAAACAATTGAGCTTGATGTGGTTGCAATCTGTTGCGATTATACAGAATACGAGAACTTTCAAGATTTTTTAGATAATTATGACGGAGATAAATATAAATATATATTTGGTGGAAACGATGACTGCCTTGATTGTTATACTTCTATTATTCTTCCTGATTGCTGGCAAGGTAAGGACGTAGACAATTACGAAGAAATAAAAGACTTACCATTTATAATGCAAAATTTTTAACGGGGGTCAGCATGTTATTTTATACAATCTTTTTGAATGTAATAGCATTCGCATTATTTACCGCAACAGTTTTACTATTTCTTTTGTAATTGTTCGGGGTTCGGATCGGGGATTTATTCCCCGATTTTTTTCCTGTAGATACCGAACAATTGTTCCACCTGTAAGACTCCCAACTGATGCGTTACCTGTAACCGTACAATTGTTCGACCAGCACGGCTACAGCAGTTGCTGTGAAATAAAAATAAAAAAAGTTTATTTAATGTTTGACAGGTAGTAATCATTACTATAATCTAATATTAATGAAACAAGCCAATGGAGAATAATATGTTTAATATAGAATATAAACTAGGTTGGAGATGGATTGTGTGGGTTGGTGGAGTAGATGACTACTTCCTAAACTATGAAGATGCAAAAGAGTCAGCTCAAGAGTGGACTGATGCGGGTTATGATTTTGTTGAGATTGAGGAGATAGTGCGATGAACAACATGAGCAAACTAGTAGAAATATGGAACGACTGGATAACTGCGAACAATTTGCCAAGCC